ACGATAAGGAGCAACATAGAAAGCTGAAATAAGACCGACCCTGCCAATTTTGGTGGGGTTAGTTATTTTTAGACCTTCCTTATATTTATTAGCGTGAGAATAGATAAAGCACAAATACAAGCCTTAAGGGATAACTTTATACAAAGCGTAGGCGGTAACTTTAATGTAGTTAAAGAAGGAGATTTACCTATATTAGAGGAAACCCTTTCATTATACGGACAAGCCTTTAATGATGCTCTAATCAATATATTAGACCAAGAGAACATAACAAGTTCTGGTAAGTTAGCAGAACCAGCAATAGGAATTGTAACTAAATTCGGAACGGGTTACCTTTTAAGTTTGGGTTACACTCCAGGAAGTGAACAAGACAAATACTTTAGATTTGTCAATAAAGGTGTTAAAGGTACAAACAATACAAAGGCAGATGCTAAAACACCATATTCATTTAAGACAAATAAAAAAGCCGTTCCTGTAAGTTCAATAGAAAAATGGCTTAGTTACAATAAGTTAAAATCGGTTGCCGTTAAAAAGTACACAAAGCTTGGAGTAGAAAGCAAAGCAATACAAGGCAAAAAATCTTTAGCTTGGGCGATATCAAGAAGCATACACACTAAAGGACTTAGGTCAACGCACTACTTCGACAAAGCAGTAGCGCAAATATTTAACAAAGAATTTATTGAAAACATAGCCATTGCAACAGGTGGAGATGTTTTAATTCAAATAAAGCAAACAGTAAACGAAAGTAAGAATGGCAATAACAATAACAAGTAGTCCTGCACCCTATTCGTCAATGCACGATAATCTGTGGTTTGTTTCAAGTTCTACAAATAGCGGAACTACAAACTTTAAATTTGTTTATGACGTATTCATAAACGGCAGCCAGGTTATTAGGTCAAAGGTATTCCCTGCTCCAAGTGCAGAAGGTAGCTATGGGGTGTTTAACGCATCTCCAATGGTTAGAAGTTTTGTTACTAATTACTTCGAGCCTTCAGGCAATTCAATACTTGTAGCTTCAAACGATAAGATTAAAGTAGATTACCAAGTAAGGATAGGCGAGGAAGTTAGCGGTGTTACAACTACCAACTTAGCATCTGGCAGCTACTCAGCCTATAACTTTGTGCCGCCATTGTTTGCCGATGTGTTTCTAACAAAGAACAAGACACCTTTGGTATTATCGGACTATTATGATAATTTACTATTAGAAAACTTTACAGATGATTTTTTAACAGAAAGGGACACGGACGAAATAACGCTTGAATACGGAGATAACTTTTACATTACGTTTCTACGCATAGCAACTGGCGGTTATTCTGCTTGGGTTGAAGTATTAGGTCAAGGCGATGTGGTTACTAATACTGTATCGGGTAACATTACCTTAGGCGGTCAATTTAATATGTTTAACCTACAAGCCGGACACATAAATGCCTTTGCATCCGGAACTATAATTACAGAAAATACTTACGGCTATAACTTCTATTTAAAAAGAGGCATAGCACAAACAAGGGTAATTAAGATAAGACAAAAGTGCTATCCTAAATACCAACAATTTAACCTTGAGTTCCTTAATAGGCTTGGCGGTTGGGACACAAAGAAGTTCGCTTTAGTTAATAGAAGGTCGAGCGAGTATCAAAGGGCATCATATAGGCGAAGCGATTGGCAGCTTGTAGGTGGGCAAATGACAAACATAGATGCATATAACAGATATAACGAAACGACTTTTAACTATGCTATTCAGCATAAGGATAAATATAAGCTTACTTCTGATTGGGTTAACGAACAAGATTATTCGTGGTTGGCTCAGCTTGTATCGTCTCCTATTGTATATATGGAAGTTCTTGGTGCATACTTCCCTGTTACCATAAGCACAAGCAATTACGAATACAAGTTAGAAAGTGCAGATAAGCTATTTAACTTTGAGATTGAAGTAGAAGTAGGTAAGTATTTAACAAGCCAATTCAGATAATGATTAGCACAGAGATATACATCGAGGAACAGAAGATTGATCTATTGCAAGATATATCTACCGAGTTTACTTATGCCATTGACGATGTAAGTGAGTTCGGTAGTCGCAATACTTCTTTTAGTAAGACAATTAGTATTCCAGGAACGGCAAATAATAACCTAATCTTTGGTTACATCTTTGAACTTAACAACGCTAACTTCACAGACAATTCATTACCAAATGTAGGATATAACTATAACGTAACTAAACAAGCTAACTGCAAAATCTTTATTGATAAGGTGCAAATATTTAAAGGCACTTTAAGAATATTAGAAATAGTTATTGATAAAGAAACTATTGAATACCAGTGCAGCGTGTTTGGGGAACTTGGTGGGTTTATTAACCAATTAGGAAACAAGCGTTTAGAAGATTTAGATTTTAGTGCTTATGACCATACTTATAGCGTAGCTAATATTAGTGCGAGTTGGGATAACCCTGGAGGTTCAGGCTACTATTATCCGCTTATTGATTACGGAAGTGTTAGCACGGGACAATACGGGGTAGCTAAGAAGGACTTTCAATACACAACGTTTCGACCTGCTTTGTATGTAAAGGAATATATACAGAAGATATTTGCAGGTACAGATTATACATTCGATTGCTCGTTTTTTGATACTCCTTTATTTAAAAGGCTTATCATTCCTAATAACCAGACAAACATTACTGCGTTAAATAATACGAGTATGAGTGCAAACGCTATTAGTAGAACTATGCTATTAACAGGCAATCCATTTGTTCAATATACTTTAACAACCGCAGGTAGTTTTTCACTTGATTTAACGAATACTTTATTTACTTATTCAGGCGCTACGCTAACTACGAACATACAAATTAGTTTAACAGGCTTTGTAAACTTCTTTGATATTAGCCAAGCAGAATACACTGTAATACTTAGAAAAAATGGTGGACAAATTGGCTCACAAGATTTTGATGCCAATGTTACAAGAATGCTTAACTGCAACTTTACAGTTGAAGGGATTACGTTTAATAGTGGAGATAATATGCAAGTAGAAATACTTGGAACTTCAATGGAAATTGAAATATTTAATGGTAATGTAGGAGTAACTACAAGCACACCTACACAAGTACAAATTAACTTAGGCGAAACTATTAAGGTAAGCCAAACAATCCCAAAGGGTATATTTCAAAGGGACTTCTTTTTGAGCATTGTTAAAATGTTTAACCTTTACGTTTATGAAAATAAGTTTAACGACAAAGAACTGGTTATTGCTCCGTATGTGGTTTTCTATCCTGAGAAGTCAGATAACGCAGAAGATTGGACTAACAAAATAGATCGTGCCAAGCCTATAAGCATTAAGCCAATGAGTGAGGTTAATGCTCGTTACTATAACTATAAGTTTAAGCAAGATAATGACTTCTACAACGAAAACTATCGCAAGAAATACACCGAAGGTTATGGCGATTTTATATACGATACTGAGTTTGACTTTGTTAAGGAAACCGATAATTTAGAAGTTATATTTGCGGCATCTGTACTTTACCAAGCAACAGGACAAGACAAAGTATTCCCTGCAATCTATAAGAAATCAAACACAAATAGTGCTGAGGATAAAATGGATAGCATCATTCGTATAATGCAAACAAAGAAGATTACAAGCGTAACAAGTTGGAACATTATGAATACCACAACTGTATTAGGTAGCTTTACAAGTTATGGTTATGCCGGACATTTGAATGATCCAATCAATTCTACAAGCGATATTAACTTTGGCGCACCTAAAGAAATACAATTTGTGCCTTCTAACTTTACGGAGTTTAATGTGTTTAACGAATTTCATAGTCCTTATCTTGCTGAGATTACAAACAAGGATAGTAAGTTATTAAGCTGCTTTGGTTTGTTAGACATAGTAGACATTTTCAATTTAGATTTTAGTAAATACGTATATATTGACGGGGTTTTGTTTAGGCTTAACAAAGTCGAGAACTTTAACCCAATGGAATACAATACAACTAAGCTATCATTTTTAAAAGTGATTAACACAAAATACCCAGTAATATAATGGCACAAGAGAACGTAGGTATAAATATAACAGTCGGTGGCAACCAAGACCAAGCATTAGGCTCTTTAAAAGCGCAGTTAAGAGAAGCAACCGCTGAGGTAACAAAACTATCCGAGCAGTTTGGTGCAAGTAGCAAGGAAGCCGTACAAGCAGCAAAAAGAGCAGCCGAACTTAAAGACCAAATCGGAGATGCTAAAAGTTTAATTGATGCGTTTAACCCAGATGCTAAGTTTAAAGCCTTAACCGCTTCCCTTAGCGGTGTAGCTGGTGGTTTTGCAGCAGCACAAGGTGCTATTGGATTATTTGGTGTTGAGTCAGAAAACGTAGAAAAGGCTTTATTGAAGGTGCAATCTGCTATGGCTTTATCGCAAGGCTTACAAGCAGTAGGGGAAAGTGTAGATAGCTTTAAGCAATTAGGTACAGTTATTAAAAATACAACTGTATTTCAATCTGCCTACAATTTTGTTATGGGCGAGAAGGTTGCAATACAAAAATCAGATGTTGCAACAACAGTAGCATCAACAGTTGCCACCAAAGCACAAGCCGCAGCCACAAATACCGCAACTGTAGCAACAACGGCATCGTCTACTGCTATGAAGGTATTACGTGGAGCGATACTTGCAACGGGAATAGGTGCTTTAGTAATTGGACTTATAGCCGTAGTTCAAAACTTTGGTAAAATAAAAACTGCAATACTTAATGCAGTTCCAAGTCTTGGTAAATTTGCATCTACTGTTGGTAATGTCATTAATGCCTTTACTGACTTAATAGGTGTAACAAATGCAGCTTCAAGGGCAGAGCAACAAAGACAAGCAATCTTTACAAAAGCTGCTGCTGGTACTAAGATAATTAATGAAGGCATTGACAGACAAATCAAACTACTTCAAGCGCAAGGAGCAGAGCAAGGTAAGATTGATGCACTTAAAAAGCAATCAATTCAAAATGAATTAAATGACCTTAAAAAAGCTGCTAATGAAAGGGGTATATTATTTGGAGAACAAGCTAAAAAATATAAAGACCTTCAAAATGATTTAAAGATTATTGATGCTACTGCTCAAAAAGCAAGAGAAGATGCAGCAAAACAAGCAGCTACAAAAAGTGCTACTTCTGGTAATAAATATGCAGAAGATACAAAGAAAAAAGCTGACCAAGAATTAGAAGAATATAATGAACGTTTAGAAAAGCAATTTGAAGATGAAAAAAAGCTAACAGAAGATTTATTAGCTGAGTATGATAAAAGAAGGAAGTTTAGGCTTACTTCAAGAACAATTACACAAGATGAACTTGCAGCATTAGACAAAGCAGAAGCAGAAGAAAATAAAAAGAAGCAAGAAGCAATAGACAATGAAAGGTTTGCAGGTCAAAAAGCAGTAATGGCTGCTACTACAAACTTTACTTTACAAGCTATTCAAACGCAACAAAAAGCTGCAGAAACTGAAAAGCAAATTGAGAAACAAAAAACAGACGACAAGTTAAAAGAACTTGAGTTACAAAAAGCAGGTGCTATGGCAGCACTTGATGCGGTTGCAGGTATTATAGACCAAAATAGTGTTGCTGGTAAAGCTATCGCAGTTGCTAAAGCTATTATGTCTACTTACGAAGGTGCGACAAAAGCATTAGGTGCTTATCCACCACCATTTGGGCAAATAGCAGCAGCAGCAACAATAGCAGCAGGTTTAATTAATGTTAAGAAGATTATTAGCACTAACATACCTTCTGCAAAGGGAACTGGTAGCGTAGGCGGTGGAGCAACTGCACCAAGTATATCATCAGCAGCACCAATAGCACCACCACAACCACAAGCACAAACAACAAGCCTGAATACACAAACTATCAATGCTTTAGGTAACCAAGCAGCAAGAGCCTATGTTGTGGAAAGCGATGTTACAAGTAGCCAACAACGTATGGCAGCTATTCAGCAAAGGGCAAGATTTGGTTAAATGATAACAATTTAAAACACTTAATATTTAAAGATATGGACTTACCTGTTTATTTATTAGACATTAGCGAGGATATGAATGACGATGCCGAGGTGGACTATGTGGCATTAGTTGACAAACCTGCTATACAAAAAAATTGGAATGCATTTAAAAATCAACAACGTTTCGAAGTGGTTAGCGAAGATAAGCGTATTATTTCTGGACCTCTTATGCTTGCTGACGTACCTATTTTTCGCAGCGATGCTACTTACGGCGATTACTATGTGGTCTTTTCTAAAGATACTATATTCAAGATTGCGCAAAAGTTTTTCAAAAGAGGCTACCAATCAAACGTAAATTTGATGCACTCGCCTGACCAACAGGTAGAAGGGGTTACTATGTTTGAAAGCTTTATTACAGATCAAAGCAGAGGCATACAACCAATGAAGGGTTTTGAAGATGCTCCTGACGGGTCTTGGTTTGGTTCGTTCAAAGTAGATAACGAAGGTGTCTGGAATGATGTTAAAGAAGGCAAATTTAAAGGCTTTAGTGTAGAAGGGTTGTTTACTTACAAGACCAAGCCGACTAAAGAACAAGAGTTAATGAATCAAGTATATAAAATACTTGAGCAAGTTAATTTTGGTGGACCAGGAAGCGGCAGAAGACCAGAAGGTGGTGGAGACAAAGAAATAAGCACTGGCAATATTAATGGGATGACACCAAAAGAAATAGTTGAAAAATATAATAAAGATGCGAAAGCTAATGTTGATAAATTAAACAATTCAACTGATCCAGATTATGGCACTCATATTCTTTATCAAGATAAAGAAGGTAATTATAATGAAGAAAGAACATCATTACATAGAAGTATAGTGCAAGATAAAATTAATCAAGGGTCTACAAATTTAGGAACTTCTTTTTTTTTAGGTGGCGCACCTGCAACAGGTAAAAGTTCATTAGAAAAATCTGGTCAGGTGGTATACCCACAAGGCATCCTAAGAGTTGACCCAGATGGAATAAAAGCTGAATTACCTGAATATAAGTTAATGGCAGATAATAAAATGTCAAAAGCTGCTTCATTAGTTCACGAAGAAAGTTCAAAGATTACAAAGGATATAGTAAATAATGCAGCAGATAATAAACTTGATGCAGTTATTGATACCGTAGGCGATGGAACATTTGAGAAAGTAGCAGAAAAAGCTAAGCAGCAAAGAGATGCTGGAAAAAGAGTAGTAGCACATTATGTTACAACTGATGTTGAGACATCATTAACAAGAGAAGCAGCAAGAGCAGAAAAAACAGGTAGAAAAGTTCCTAATGATTATATTAAAAGTATGCACAAAGAAATATCAGTTATATTCCCAAAATTAGCTACTAATAATACCTTTAATGAATTGCATTTGTACGATAATAATGGTAGTACTCCTAAGCTTATATATAGCAAAAAAGATGGCAAAGAAACCATCTTAGATGCTAATGCTTACAATAAATTTTTAAAAAAGGCTAACGGTTAGAGATTTGAAGGAATATAAGGCACTTTGCCTTTTTTCTTCATTTCTTCTATTTGTGCAGCAATCTGTTCTTCGTAAGCGTTGGCAGGTTTTCTGCCATTAATCAATTCAATAAGGACTTTTTCTTTTGGGTCAATTTTAATTGTCTTGTTATCTACTTTTACTTCTTTCATATATGCAATTTAATGTTTTTACTATAAATATAAAAATTTATTTTTTTTAAGCATACCAACTTGAATAAACTCCAGATTCTTGGTTTTTGTACTCATAAAAGCCTCCGTATTGTGATTTGATATGATAACCGATGTTTCCGTTATATCCGACTGAAACAATAACTTTCTTTAAAATCGGCTCTCCAATAAAAGCATTTTTAACTGGCTTAACATTCGCACACATAAAACCTTCGCTTCCTTTAACAAAACTTGAAGCTATTTTTTGAATCATTATTGATTTTGATTTGACTTCAACAACTTGATAGAAGCTAATGTTTGTCTGTTCATATCCCCAACTATTGTAGAATATTGAACCAACCTCGAAGATATGATTCATATTTTTTTGAGCCTCTTTTTTAAGAGCCTTTCTCTCATTTTCAGCTTTAATGTTTTTTTCAACCTTTTCAATCCATTGATTACAAAATTCAATCATACTTTCAACGCTTCTGAATCTGTAATTAAATAAAGGTTTTGGGAAACGAGCCTTACTTGCTTTTTTCATACAACAACCAATAATCATTGGTTCATTTTTAAGAGTGAGAACAAATCCCAAACTTTCATACTTTTCAATCAAATTTTTCATAGTGTTTCGTTTAAGTGGTTAATTGATATATCAAATATACAAACTTTTCACAATCCACAATGAAAAGGGTAAAGTTTTTTTTATAATTGTGATAAGCGGTAAATATTAATGATGAATGGTAAATTTAAATGATAAACATATTATTGTCTATATATTTAAAGAAAAAAGTATTATGAACGCAAGAGATGCAATTATGCAAATTAGGGCTTTGTTCGAAGATATGCCACCAGTAGAAGTTCCTGCTCCTATTCAAGAGGCTATTGACGAAGTACCTGTTACATTTGCTGAGTATAGCCTTATGGACGGAACGAAGGTTATGATTAGCGAACTTGCTATTGGCGGAGAAGTTACATTGGCTGACGGAACATCTGCACCAATGGGCGAACACCAATTAGCAGACGGCACTAAAATCGTATTAGACGAAGCTGCAAAAATCTTATCTATCGAAACTCCAGAAGCAGAAGCAAAAGAGGCTGAGGAAAACCCTGCTGAAATGGGCAAGAAAATGGACGAGAAAATGGCTGACGAAATCGCAAACTTAGTAGCTGAAAACGAAAATCTTAAAACACAAGTAGCACAATTAGAGGCAAAAGTTAAGAATGGCTTTAGTCAAGTAGCTGAGTTAATAGAAGCACTTACTAAGACACCTAACGCTGAACCGATTGCGCAACCAAAACAAAACTTTGGTTCTAACGTAACAACTCACTCTATGAAGTACGATAGAATTGAAAAATTTAGAAACGCTTTATTAAACAAATAAAAATAAAATAAAATGGGATTTGATGTATCTGCATTAGCAAACTATACAAAAGAAAACGAG